TGAGCAACCGTGGCGTCGGCCAGCTGCTGCGCTCTCAGATGATGCGCGACGAGATGCGGCGTCGTGCCGGCGTCATCAAGGGCGTGGCAGAGTCGATCGCCCCGGTGGGCGGCTCGGGCGACCCGCACCCCGGCCAGTACAAGGGCTCCTTTGGGGTGACCAGCACGAACCGTGGTGGTCGTAACCGGGACCGGGCGACAGCGACGGTGTACAACTCGGCGCCCTATGCCCGCTGGGTGGAGTACGGCACCGAGCGGGCCCGGGCTCACCACGTGCTGCTGCGCGCGGCGCAGGCCGGGGGACGCTGATGGCCGAGGTCGGCAGCGTGGACTTGGAGCCCGAGGTCATCGGCTGGCTGCAGGAGCAGCTTGGGCCAGACGTGGTGGTCCGAGACGAGCTGGACAACAACCTTCTCGACGAGCTGCCGACCGTGCAGGTCGAGCGGGCGGCTGGTGACGATGACGGGTTCCGCGTAGACCGCGCCCTGGTGGACGTCGACGTGTATGCGGCGACCCGATCTCAGGCGGCTACCTTGGCAGCCACTGTTCGGGGGCTGCTGCTCACCCGGTTGCGCGGATCAGCGACCGCGAACGCGGTCGTCGGGATGGTCCGCACGGTGTCCGCCCCTTCCTGGCGGCCCTATGAGGACTTGAACCTGCGCCGCTACGGCGCCACCTACGAAGTCTTCTTTCACCCGGTCTCCTGACCGGCTTGGGCCCGCGCCGGACCCTGTTCTCTGACCCCGCCCGTGCGGGGTTTTCGCATGTCTGGAGACCCCTAATGGTCAACATCACCCGCGCGGCGGACCTCAGCCTGATCGGCTCGAACGGAGGCGGCTGGGTCGCGACCACCGGCGCGACCGCGCCGGCGACCCCGCTCACTCAGCCCGTCTCGCCGTGGGAGCCGCTGGGCGCCATGTCCGACGACGGCCTGGTGTACGGCTTTGACGAGGACTCCCAGGAGTTCACCCCTTGGGGTCTGACGTCGCCGTTCCGCACCACCATCACCAAGAGTGTCCGCACTTTCAAGGTCACGCTGTGGGAGACGTCGCGGGTGGCGGTGCAGTCCGTCATGTACCGGATGCCGACCGCCGACCTCGCTCCGGACTCCGGCACGGGGCTGACGTCGTTCGCGGAGACTGCGAGCCCGACGGCGGACCGCCGCGCCTGGTGGTTCGTCGTCCTCGACGGCGACAACGCCCGCGGGTTCTACGTCCCGCAGGGCGAGATCAGCGACCGCTCGGATGTCACGTTCAAGCAGGACGAGATCAGCGGATACGAGATCACGGTCACCGCCTACCCGGACGACGCGGGCAACACCGTGTACCACACGCTGAAGGTTCCGGTGACTCCCGCGTACTCGGGCTCCTGACCAGGGGCCCCTTGATCTGGTGGGTGGGCCACAGCTCTGGCGCGGGCCCGGCCCACCCACCACCCGACCGTGCCCGCGCCATGAGAAGGAAGGCCCGCGCCCATGAGCACACCCATCCGCCAGCACCGCCCGCGCCCGACCCCTCGGGACCTGGCTCCAGCCGAGCCGGTCAACGAACGGACCGGGGCGGACGACTACTACGACGGTGACGAGCCCGCGACGGAGGCGGCCGCCCAGGAGATCGAGGCCAACGGCCACTACGTGACCGCCACCCTCGCCGGCGAGACGATCCGCGTCATCCCCCCGGGCGCGTGGCGCCAGTCGTGGCAGCGGCAGCTGGCCCGCGGCATGTTCGACGCGTTCGCCGAGAAGGTCGTGCACCCGGCGGACCTGGACCTGTACTTCGACATCGACCCCACGAACGACGAGTTCGAAGGGTTCGTGTCGGAGGCGGCGGAACGCGCGGGTGAGAGCCTGGGGAAATCGCGTGGACCCGCCAGGTCGTCGAGGAGCACGCGGAGGCGGTAGAGGCCGACTTCGCCCACTACTACCCGCGGGACGCCGATCAGCTCGACGCGTACTGGCGTGGCGACATGACCGTGCGACGCCTGCGGGTCCTGATCCAGGGCCTCCCGCCGCAGTCCGCCACGATGACGGCGCTGCGCAACGGGCTGTCGGACGAGGAACTCGCGGAGCAGGCCGATCGGGGCGAGCCGGAGAAGGGCCGCTGGTCACAGCAGGAGCAACTGCTGGCGGCGGTCTACGACCGGCTGGGCGCGATCCAGCACGTGCTGGTGCTGTCCAACCACTCGGGCAAGGGCCCGAAGCCGAAGCCGCCTGAACTGATGCGCCGGCCGGGCGCGAAGCCGAAGCGACAGAAGCAGCCGCTGACCGAGGCCGGGGCGGAGTTCTTGTTCCAGCTCATCAACGGCGGAGACGCCGCCTGATGCCACGAGAGGGGGCCTCTCGTGGCGATCACTGTCGGCTCCGTCGAAGTCGATGTCATCCCGAACACGCAGGGCATCTACCAGCGGCTGAAGGACAAGCTCGTCCCGGAAGCGACCCGGGCCGGCGAGGACGCTGGTGACGCTGCGGGCCGCGCGTTCGGGCCGTCCATGCAGGGCGCCGTCGGGAACGCGATCGGCGAGCGGATCGGTCAGCAGATCGGCGAGCAGATCGCTTCCCGCATCACCTCGACTGTGCGGGACTCGCTCCGCGACGGAGTGACGCAGGGCGGCCGCACTGCCCGGCCGGCCGCCACTCGGCAGGGCGACGAGACGGCGGGTGCGTTCGCCCGGGCGATGCGGGCCCGCCTGGAGGCGGCGTTCCGCAGCATGCCGCGCCTGGATGTCGGCCTGAACGACACGGGGGTGGACGCTGACCTGGCCCGGCTGCGGGCCCGCATGGAGACTCTGGCCGGGAAGCGCATCGGTGTCGACGTCGATGTGGAGGCCGCGCAGGCGGAGATCGCCGACATTGAGGAGCGTCTCGGCCGGCTGGGCGCCACGCACGCCAACCCTGTGGTCCGCGCGGACACGGCCCGGGCACGCGCGGAACTCGCGGCGATGCGTGAGGAGATGGACCGTCTCACGGCCAACCCGGTACAGGTGCGGGTGGAGGCCGACGGGAGTTTCGCTACTCGTCTGCGTGCGGCGGTGCAGGCGGCGGAGTCCTCCCTGCCCGCGATCAACGTGGACGCGAACACCACCCCTGCGGAGGCGGAGCTTGTCCGGCTGCGTGCCCAGCTCACCCAGCTGGGCACGCAGCGCGTCGGCGTCGACATCGACGCGGCCACCGCCATGGCGCGCATCGAGGAGATCCAGGCCCGGCTGCAGCGTCTCGCAGCATCCGACGCTGACGTGGCGGTGCGGGTGGACGCTGCCGCCGCCACCGCGCAGCTCGCCCAGGTGCAGGCCATGGCGTCCGCGCTGGACGGCAAGACGGCCCGTATCGACGTGGACACCTCCGGCGCCCTGTCGGCCGTGTTCCAGCTGTCGGTCGCCATCGCTGGCCTTGCTGCGATCCCGGCGATCCCGGTCCTGGCGTCTGGCGCAGGCGGCTTGGCGGCCTCGTTCGTGGCGGCCGGCGTCGGCGTGGGAGCTTTCGCCGCGGCGGCGCTGCCCGCTCTGACGGGCATCAAGGCCGCGCTGGACGCGCAGAAGCAGGCGCAGACCGCTGCGATGACCGCGACGACGAACGCGGCGCAGAGCAGTGCGCAGGCGGCTCGGCGTTCTCTGCAGCTCGCGGGGGCACAGCAGGCGTTGGCGACTGCGGAGCGCAACGGCGCCCGGCAGATCGCTCAGGCGCAGCAGCAGGTGGTGCAGGCCAAGCAGGCTGCGGCTCAGGCGGTCGCGCAGGCGGCGCAGCGTAATGAGCAGGCTGCCCGCGCGGTGCAGGATGCCGAGAAGCAGCTCGCGGCGTCGCAGAAGGACGCCCGGCAGGCCCAGCTCGACCTGACCGCCGCGCGGCGGGAGGCTGGGCAGGAGCTGCAGGATCTCGCGAACCAGTATGCCGACGCGCAGCTGTCGCAGCGGGATGCGGCGCTCGCCGTGCAGGAGGCTCAGCTCGAGCTGAACCAGGTCAACGCGGCCGGTTCGAAGGCCAGCGTTTTGGAGCGGCAGCGCGCTCAGCTTGCCTATGACCAGGCCGTTCAGCGGTTGAAGGAGCAGAAGACCGAGACGCAGCGGCTGGCTGAGCAGCAGGCCGAGGCGGACAAGACCGGTGTCGAGGGCACTGACACTTTCAAGCAGGCTCAGGACCGGTTGGCGCAGGCGCAGCAGGCGGTGTCGGACCGGGCTCAGGCGGTGCGTGATGCACAGGCTGAGGCGGCCAGGGTGCAGGTGGAGACCGCGCAGCAGGTGGCGCAGGCCCAGCAGCGGGTGTCTGAGGCGACAGCGAATGTGGCGGTGGCGCAGCAGAACGCTGCGGACGCGGTCACGTCGGCGCAGCGGCAGATCCAGTCGGCTCAGCTGTCCACCACCTCGACGGCGAACACGGCAGCGACAGCTCAGGCGAAGTACCAGGCCGCGCTGGAGAAGCTGTCGCCGTCGGCACGCAGGACGTTCGACGCGTTCCTGCATCTGCGGACCGCGTTCGGCGAGTGGTCCAAGTCCTTGCAGCCCGCCGTGATGCCGATCTTCACCAAGGCGCTGGATGGCATCCGCAAGGCATTGCCGGGCTTGACGCCGTTCGTTGTGGCGGCTGCTGACGCGATCGGCAAGCTGCAGGACAAGGTGTCCGAGGGCTTCAAATCCCCGTGGTGGAAGTCATTCAAGAGGGACCTGCAAGGCTCGGTCATTCCGGCGATTATCGGTGTCGGCGTGTCGTTCGGCCGGATCTTTAAGGGCATCGTCGGCATCATTGACGGCTTTCTGCCCCACATGGGGACGATCTCGGAGACGATGCAGCGCATCACCGGCAGGTTTTCCGATTGGGCGACGGGCCTGAAGGGGTCGCCTGAGTTCGAAGGCTTTCTGTCCTACGCGGCGCAGCAGGCGCCGATCCTTGCGGACGCGTTGGGGCGGGTGTTCGACGCGTTCTTCCAGGTGTCGAAGGCCGTGGCCCCGTTGTCGGGTCCGGTGCTCGAGGTTCTGGGGGCGCTGGCCGACGGCGTCGGTTGGCTGGCGGTACACATGCCGGGCTTCGTGCAGCTCATGTACGGGCTGTTTGTGGCCACGCGCCTGTACGCGCTCGCGCAGGCGGCGGCGAACGTGGCGCTCCTCGCGTACCGGGGCATGGTCGTTCTGGCCATCCTGTTGACCCAGGGCTGGGCTGCGGCCATTGCGGCGGCGAACTTGGCTTTCGAGGCGAACCCGGTCGTCGCCGTGATCACGATCATCGTGGTGGCTCTCGTCGCCTTGGTTGCCGGAATCATCTACGCCTGGAATCACTGGGGCTGGTTCCGCGACGCGGTCCTCGCGGTGTGGGGAGCCATCCAGACGGCCGCCATGTGGGCGTGGACCAACGTCCTGCAGCCGGTGTTCTCAGCGCTCTGGGGCGCGTTGCAGACGGTTGGCCGCTGGGCGATGTGGCTGTGGACGAACGCGATCGGCCCGGCGTTCCGTTTCATCTGGGAGGCCGCGAAGATCCTCGTCACGGCCGTCATCGTGTTGGCGGTCCTGCCGATCATCGCGGCGTTCAAGCTCTTCGGTCTGATCGGCCGCTGGCTGTGGGAGCACGTCATCCGGCCCGTGTTCCGGGCCATCGGCACAGCTGCGGTATGGCTGTACCAGAACATCATCAAGCCCAACTTCCTGCTGGCCCAGATCATGTTCCGGGCCGTTGCCGCGGTCGGCCGGTGGCTGTGGAACAACGCGCTGGGGCCGGCGTTCCGCGCGATCGGCGCCGCCGCGAAGTGGCTGTACGACAAGGCCATACGGCCGGCGTTCGGCTGGATCGCGGACAAGGCGAAGTGGCTGTGGGCCAAGGCGATCAAGCCCCAGTTCGACGCCCTGAAGCGGGGCGTGGACCTGGTCGGCAAGGCGTTCAGCACGGCGAAGGACTACATCGGCTCGCAGTGGGCGAAGGTCGCTGACCTGGCCAAGAAGCCGATCAAGTTCGTGATCCAAACGGTGTACAACGCCGGAATCGTGCCGCTGTGGAACAAGGTCGCGGACGTGGTCGGCGCGAAGAAGCTGCAGGCCATGTCGCTGAAGGGCTGGGCGACGGGCGGCGTCCTTCCCGGCTATACGCCGGGGCGTGACGTCCACACGTTCGTGTCGCCGACCGGCGGGGCACTGGCCCTGTCGGGCGGCGAGGCAGTGATGCGGCCCGAGTTCACCCGCGCAGTCGGCCCGGCCACGATCAACGCGCTCAACGCGGCGGCCCGCTCCGGCGGCGTAGCCGGAGTGCAGCGGGCCCTCGGCTTCGCCGACGGAGGCATCCTCGGCTCGATCCTCGGCGGCATCAAGAACACCGTCTCAACGGGGTTCGACTGGGCGAAGAAAGGCGCTGACCTTCTCCTCAACCCGGGCAAGGTCTTCACCTCGCTGATGGACCCGGTGAAGAAGCTCATCAACCGGATCGGCGAGTCCCAGTGGGCCCAGCTCGCGGCGAAGATGCCCCTGTCGTGGCTGTCGGGCCTGAAGAAGAAGGTGATCGACCTCGTCGGCCTCGGCGGCAGCACCGGGGTCGACGTGGGCGGGTCTGGGGTGAGGCGCTGGTCGGGTGTGGTCCGGCAGGCCCTCGCCCTGGTCAACCAGCCGGCCAGCATGGTCGACCTCACGTTGCGCAGGATGAATCAGGAGAGCGGGGGCAACCCGCGCGCGGTCAACTTGTGGGATTCCAACGCGAAGGCCGGCTACCCGAGTACCGGCCTGATGCAGGTGATCCGGCCCACGTTCCAGCACTACGCGGGCCGGTTCCGCAACAAGGGCCCGTTCATGTACGGGGTGAGCATCGACCCGCTGGCCAACATCTACGCCAGCATGAGGTACGCACTGTCCGCCTACGGCAGCCTGCCGGCTGCGTACAACCGGGCGGGCGGCTACGACTCGGGCGGCTACCTGCAGCCGGGCCTGAACCTCGCCTACAACGGGACCGGCCGGCCGGAGCCGGTGTTCACGACTCAGCAGGCCAACGCGCTGATTCGCATGGGCACCGATCCTGGGCTGTCGGGGCCAGCGGAGATGACGGGGACGCTCGTGCTGGATTCCGGCGAGCTGATGGGAACCTTCCGCGGCGTGGTCCGGCAGGAGAACGCAGTGGTCTACCAGGCGCTGGGCGCACGGCCGAGGGGGTGAGTCGGATTGGCGATCCCCGGTAACTTCCTCAGTTCAACCACCGAGAGGGTCGACCCGAACACCTCGGGCTGGGCGGCCGCCCTGAACTGCTCGATCGGGCTGGGCAGCGGCGGCCGCAACGGCGACGGCTGCCTGAAACTCACCTCCAGCGCGGCCGGGGAGATGCGCGCCCAGACGGCCAGCTTCTCGCAGGTCAAGGCGGGTGAGGTCTACTGGGCCTTCGCTGATGCGTCCAGTGCCACGGTGCCGGTGCGCATCGGCATCGAGTGGCGGAGCCTGGACAACGTGCTCCTGGGCACCACGTGGTCGGTGACGACGTCGGCTCCGTCGGCGTCGTGGCACCGCATCTCAGTAGCCGGGCAGGCGCCAGGCTCGGCGAGGTACGCCCGGGTGATCTTCTCGGCGGTGACTCCGGCCACGGCTGGGGTGATCTCCTATGTGGAGAACGTTTACTTCGGCTATCCGCTCAGATTCGCCTTGAACTTGCTCAGCTTCAACGCGGAGCAGGGCGGGGAACTGGACAGCACTGCGTGGGGTGTGGAGTCGAACTGCACGCTCAGCCGCACGTGCCCGCCGACGTCCTGGCCGGTCGACTGGTACTACGCCGGCGGGGAGATGCTGACCCTGACGGTGACGGCGGCAGGCAACGCGAGTGCGCTGTGTGTGGAGCGCCCTGCGGTGACGCCGGGCGCAGAGTACCTGGGGTACGCCTACCTGTCCCCGCCCACGTCGGGCGCCGCCACATGGGTCGAGCTGCGGTTCTACGACACGGCAGGCAATCAGGTGCAGGCCACCCGGAGCCAACTCGCCGCGCCTGGGACGGGTGTGTACCGGCAGATCTCCTCCGCCGTGGCCCCGTCGAACGCGGTGTCTGCGTCGCTGGCGGTCGGGATCACGGGGGCGTCTGCCGGGCAGATCGTGCGCTCCGAGGGCGCGGTCGTCAAGAAGCGCACCGCCGGGGTGACGACGAGCATCACGTCCGACAACGTCGTCCTCTACGGCGATGCGCACTTCGAGCAGGGCGTCGGCCAGTGGACAGTGCCGACCGGGGTGGCGATGATCGCCCGGTCCACCCCGTGGGGCGGGCAGGCGTACCTGGACTTCTACAGTCTGACGGTCACCTCATCGACAGCCACAGCGTCGACGATCCGCTCCGGCCGGTATCCGGTGACCGGGGGCCAGAACTGGCGGATCAGCGTCGCCGGGAAACGCGTCGCGGGCGGCTGGACCTTGAACCCGTCCATCCGCTGGTACGACGCCTCCTCGACGCTCATCTCAACCTCGACGACGTCCGCGGCGGCGCTGCCGTCTGACGGCAACTGGTGGGTGGTCTACCAGGACTACACCTCGCCGGCCGGGGCGGTGTCGGCGCAGGTCGACTGGACGCTGACTGCCACCGCGGCGTCCTCGACGCTGCAGCTGGACCAGGTGTATCTGCGGCAAGTGCTTCCGGCGACGGAACTCACCGCAGACGACCCGTCTGCGAGCACGACGCTGGTACTGAGGGAGTTGTCGACGAGCACGACGATGACCCTGTACCGGGTGTTGTCGGACGGGTCGAAGACGCTGGTGCGCGGCCGGAGCGGGCTGATCGACGGCGAGCCCATCGTCTCGGACTCGTACACGGTGCAGGACTACGAGGCGCCTCTTGGGGTGCCGGTGTTCTACCGGGCCGAGTTCTACTCGACCCCCACGGGCCTGCTCACGTCGTACCGGACGACGAGCCCTGTGACCCTCGATCCGGGGGACCGCAACTACGTCTGGCTGAAGGATCCCTACCGGCCGCAGCTGAACATGCGGGTGCTGGTCAAGTCGGCGCCGGACTGGCAGCAGCCGATCGACCAGACCGTCCACCGGGTGCGCGGCCGGCAGAACGCCGTCGTCCTGTCCGGGGTGCGGTCGGGCCGTGAGGGCGATCTGGTGGTGTGGACCCAGTCGGACGGAGAGCGGGACGCGCTGCGCTACCTGCTGGCCTCGGGCGGGGTCCTGCTGTGGCAGTCCGCGCCGGGAATGGGCGAGTCGGACGTGTACGTGTCGGTCGCCAACTCAGCGGCGCCGCGGGTGTCGCCGTATGCCCCGGAGGCGTGGCGGGAGTGGACGCTGCCGCTGACCGAGGTGGACCGGCCCACCGGCGGCATCGCCGGCAGCGCGACATGGACGGTGCAGGACGTGGCGATCGAGTCGGACACGGTTCTGACGATGATGTCCCGCTACGACACCGTCCTCGACCTGGCGCTGGGGCAGCGCACCAGTTGACACCGGTGGGGGTGGTTCGTGTACGCCGCCCCTTCGGACCGGTTTTCCCGCACGCTGCGGGAGTCGCACGTGCCGTACACCGAGGTGCAGCTGATCCGCACTGACGGCACGGTGCAGATCCTTGACCACACCGGCGGGTCCGTGACCGTGGACCGGGGTTCGGCGGTGCGCCGCACCTGCACCGTCACCGCCACCGACCTGGGCCTGATCCCCATGACGCCGACGGACCAGTTGGCGGTGTACGGGGCGCGGCTGCGGATCCTGCGCGGCATC